ATCAAGACCACACATAACCATATCGGAAGGAGAATAAAATAAGGAACGAAATTCTTTACCATACTCCGAACTACTCGATACACATTGTGCCAGATTTGGTGAGTGATGAGTGCATCTACCTGTGACCGCACCGTTTGTAATAACTTTTCCATAAATTTTTCCTTGTTTGTTTAATTTTAAATATGCTTGGTCACCATCGCTTAGTTGACCTAATCTTTTTTGAACCATCAAATATTGTGAGATAAGTTTTGCTTCAGGATAAGGTAATGTATTTAATATTTTTTCATTAACCTCAGCTTGGCCCGTAGGTGTAAAACTCTTAGGAGACCAACCCAACACATTAATTAATCTGTCTGCTATGTGTTGTCTTGAACTAGGATTAAATATTTCTTTTTTATAAATGGGAACAGGTACACCTGCTTTTATACCCTTTTTAATATTGTCTCTTTTGTAAACTTTATTGCCACAAAACTTTTCCCAAGCGGGAAATGCTAGAGCTAGTTTATCTTCTAGTTCTAGTTTCCGCTTGGTTAGGATAGTATGTAGCGACTGAGCAGTCGTCTCATCAAAGTACACACCATGCTGTTCTTGTTTAATTATCCAACTAGCAAACTTATGCTCTAATTCTATTGCTCTTTCTGAGTAGTTTGACTTAACTATTTTGTCGTAAAGTAGATAAGTAACTTCAACATCTCTTTCACAATACTCAAGCATATCCTGGTTATATTCAGTAAAATCTGAGTGTTCCTGGTAGTTACCCTTACGTAATCCAAGTCTATAACCCCAACTTTCTAATGAATGTCTTCCATACAGTTTTGCAGGTAACTGCTTGTATTTGTAGTCCTGGTCTAAAAGGTTAGTCCATATTAATCTGCTCATTAACAAAGTATCAAAAACCTCTTTGTTAAAATCAAAGTTAAGACATCTCTTTAAAACTGGTAGGTCAAACCCTAAGATGTTGTGTCCGATAATACCGTCAACTTTGTTTAGTAATTCTAAGCTGTCATTTAAGTTATCAGGATTAAATCTATAAACTTCATGTGTTTCAATATCCTTACAAACTATACAATGAATAACTAAATTATCTTTTTCTAAGAAACCATTAGTTTCTAAATCTAATATTATTTTCATATTAATGTATTAAGTGTATTTTTATTTTCTCTACGCTTGGTAGGTAGTTAGAGACAGACTTTATTGCTTTCTCTATAACTTTATATGCTTCAACATCTCCACACATAATAACTGGGAAAACATTTTCATATTTAATTGCATTATAAATTGCAGTCATAATAGTTCTGCAAGTTTCAAAAACTATAGTCTGTTGCTCTTGAGTTAATTGTAGGTAATCTTCTTTTTCGATTAGGAATGAGAGAATGAACTTCGTTAAAAGTTTATCATTCATCAAAGGTTCCTTCGACAAGCCTACCTGTATCTTTGTTATAAATTAAACTACAAGCAATACCTGTATCACCTGAGTATCTATTCTTTAAAATTCTAGCAGTCATAACATTGCTTTGAATTTCATCTTGTTGGTTTCTTTCAAAACCTATTACTGCATCTGATAATTGAGCAAGTGAATGACTTCCTCTTAAATGTGATAAAGAAGTTTGTGTTCCTTCTTCGTGACCTTTACCTTCAGGTCTTCTTAAATGAGATACTAAAAATAATGCACAACCTAATTCTTCAACTAACTTTCTTAGTTGAGTCATTGTGTTATCAATTAATCTTCTTTCATCTCCATCACCAATACCTGATACAACAATTGAGATATGGTCTAATATAATTGTCTTACAATCTAATGACTGAACCATATATCTAATTCGGTTCATTAAATCATCTGTGTCTGAACTCCCAAAATGGTCATAAAAGCAAATATAGTTTTTTACTTTATTCCATTCCTCTAAAATTTTTTCGTCTGAAATATTTTGCCTTACTTCTGGTAAGTGAATTAATTTATTTAAACCTACAGATACTATTCCTCTTAAACTTCTTTTAACGCTTTCTTCTAAAGCTATATATCCAACCTTCTCTTTGTTAGATATTAAGTGATAAGCCAGTTCTCTACATACTTGAGACTTACCTGTACCTGAACCTGCTGTTAATAAAACAAGCTCACCTTTACGAATACCACCTAGTTTTTGATTAAATCCATTCCAATGATATGGAATACATTCTACATAATCATCTTTAAGCAGTAAGTCTTTAGTATCATTACCTTCAATAATACCTTGCGGTGTGTAGGCTTTTGCTTCCCACATAGAACTAATAATCTGTTCACCTTTACCTGATTGTAGCAATTCACTTGGGTCTTTTGCAGGTAATGTTGCAATCTTAACTTTTTTGACTGGTAGAATATTTGAACATTCAATGACAGCAGATTTTCCTGCTTCATCTTCATCAAACATTAAAATTATTTCTTCAAACTTTGATAACCATTCTAGTTCTTTCTTAATATATTTTTTTGCTGACGTAGCACCAGAAGGTACAGAGACTACAGGATATTGATTACCTTGTACTTTACTTACACTAAGTGCATCTATTTCACCTTCAGTAATAATAATCTTCTTACCACCATCACGCCAAATGTTTTGACCAAACAAAGTTATTTTGTCTGTGTCTCCTAGCCATGTAAATTTTTTATCTTGAAATCTTAATTTCTGTGCAACGATATTATAATCTTTGTCATAATAATTTGCGATATGTACTGGCTTGCCATTGTAGGTGCCTGTTTGATAATTAAACTTTTTACAAGTCTCACTATCTATTTTCCTACTTGGTAACGCTTCTACTATTCCTTCAATCATATCTTCTACTATCTTTTTATTTTTATATTTTGGTAACTCTCCATTTAATTGATTGTACTGTCGGCAACCGAAACAATATGTATGGTCTTCCCATACGCCTAGATTGTCTCGACTGCCACAGTTCTCACAAGGACTATGATGGAGAAACTTAGTATTCATCTTCTTCAAGCTCAGGAAAGTCTTCTGCTTCTAACTCAGCTAAATCAGCTTCGTCAGTTAACCCATCTTGAAATTTATAATTTTTAATATCTTCGTGTAGCAAATAATCTCTAACACTAAAGTTAGGACAAGTTTTACTTTCGTCCAATTCATAGTGTCCAACAATTCTAGCTTCAGGATATTTTGCGATTAACTCATTTAAAGTGTCATATAAACTTTGCCATTGTTCAGCAGTAAAGTTATCTTCTGGTTTTCGCCAATCATCTTCTTTAGCACCGCCTATTAAACACAGTCCATAAGCCATGTGGTTGTAACCTTTTACATGGGCCTGGACAGCATCATCTGCTCTACCTTGTTCTACAGTTCCGTCTCTTTTAATAACTTTACCATAGCCAATCTTTGTCCAACCAAATTCTCTATGTACTCTATCTATCTCTTTAGCTCCCCAATCTTGGGAAGGTCTAGTTTGAGAACAATGAATAACAATATATTTAGTTTCTTGTCTTGCCATTTTGTTTTTCCTTAATTTCTTTTAACCATTCCTTTGGGAAGGTTTGTTGTGTTGAATAAATACAATGATATGGAAAGTTATTAAGTTCACACCACTTGCCATAAGTAGTTAAACTTTTCTTTCCTATCTTTGTCTTTGCATTTGAAAAGATAAACCTAATATCCAATTTAGGATTTTGCTTCTTAACGAGCTTCATCTTCTTCCTATCGGCACTATTAAAAGCACCTTTAGTTTCAATGATAAATGCACCCTTAATTGGAAAATCAGGTCTATAAGTCTTCTTAACTTCAGGTTGGAAGTAAGTAACTTTTAAACTTTCATATTTAAAAGCACAGTTTTCATTAGTTAAATAATGATAAACAACTTCTTCCAATCCTGATTTTAATATAACGTCTTTAGAAATCTGTACTCGTTTGAACTTCTGCCTGTGGTACATTGTTCATCTCCTCTACTGACGTTTTAGTTTCGTAGCCATCTTCTTTAGCAAATAAATCCATTTGCTTACCTTCGACTAACTCTATTATTTGAACTGCTTTAAGTTGTGCTGTTACTCCCGCACCTAATGCAGGTGAGTAATAACTTCTTAACACGTAAGCAATCTTCAACTTAGAGCCACCCCAGATATTACAAGATGATGGGTTAAGAGGATTTTTCTTAGCATCAAACAGTAAAGGTCTTTGACTAAAAGGTTCCTTAGTTTTTCTGTTGATACCTGTTGCTTTCATTTTATATTTGAAAACTGCAAAGCCATCTTCAACTGAATATGGTTTAGGTGCTAACTTCACCTTCTTGCCATTTAGTTTTTGTTCAGCTTCAGAAATACTACTTTGTATAGCTTTCTCATATAACTCAATCATACCTTTTGCTTTGTCTTCAGGTATTTTGAGATTTACTTTGTATTCACCGTTTTCGTTAAATTTAACGTCTGGGCGATTTAAGTGTGGGTATAATGCTTCACCCAATTCACTTACATTTGTGGCATCGTTCATAATGTACTCCTATGGTTAATTGTTAATCTAGCCATAGGTGGCACTTTATTGATACATGTGTCGATGAGGACTGTTTAAAAAAACTAAACACAAAAAAATACAGAACTTTTCACTAGGTTTAAATCTAGGTTACCTTTTTCAGGTAATGGTGGAAATTTCTTTTGATTTTTTTCTGAAAGCATTTGTTTCATTTCCATAGCCCAGTTAGCTAAAATATCTTTACTATATATTTCACAAAACGCTTCACGCAATGCTTGGGACATTTTATCTACATCAGGTGCAAGTACACCAAATGAGTCATGGATTAAACTAAAGTTATCTATACCAAGCTCATCACCTTTAACTACAGCTAAACTTAATACTGAGCTGTCAAGTTGATGGATTAGATTAGGACAAATAGATTGCTGTACTTTTCTTCTGTCTATTTCATTCGTATCACTAGTCACAGAAAGTTTAATAATACTATCACCCATTTGTGTCTTAACCCTTT